AGTGTAATCTTTTCTCTAGGCTCAACCAGTCTATTTTTCACATCCCTCATCTGTTTTGCTTGTATGTTATCAGGCCCAAACTTTGATCCAAACCGATTATCAATACCAGTCGTGTTGAATTGTTTCATGAACTCTTTTGGCTTCATTCTTTTGTACGGTTGATTGATTCTTTCGGGGTTTGTACTCACCCACACTGCTCTTACAGAGTTCTTGTTCAGATTTCCAGTGAATAATGCCTGTGTTTCGCCTGTGTCCATTAACCAGTACGCAACGTCAGGGCTTTCACTTTTGAGAATGTGTTCGGATGCGTCTTTTGTGATTCGGGCTTTTTGCGCGGCTCGTTCAACTGTTCTTTCATCTTCGTCAGAAAAACTCTGTGCCATTCCACCTTGAACCGTGAATGAACCTCCGGGCCAAATAGGAGCTATCAAGTCAGACACGCGGGTATGGAATTCTAGAATGTAATCACCAAACTCTTTTGACACATCCAAATCAGGACTTACGAACAGACCTGTTGGATTGTTGTTATTTTCATAAGAGTAGCGTCTAGGTGCTTTTCTGTCGCCACTCAGACCGTATGTAAGGGCTTTGACGATGGTTTCAATATCAGATGCCCCATGGTATACCCTGATCGTATCAGAGTCTTTCAACGGCTGCTTAGGAGCGCCACGGCCAATGATCTTGACCTCGTTGATGAATTTTGAGAATGGAATCATAAAGAAACCTTATCGTTTGTGTTATGTATCTATTTATCAATCACCACAAACTAAAAAACCCCATCAAAGGGGTTTGTATTGTGTTTTTCTATGGGTCTTCCAAGACTTCTGGATTGTTCTTGGTTGACGATCATAAAATATGGCATCAATCAGTGTGTCGTGGTGAGACTCCCAACGGATTTTCTCTACACCGTATTCAAGAAATTCCATTTCAGATTCGTTGACCTGTTTTAAAAGTCTAAACCATCCTTTTTGTTTGCTTCTTGTTGACATTTCTTACTACCTCTCATTTTGGTGATAAATGATCGGTAGTTCTTTTGATGGTAAAACATGATTAATCCTCTCGGCTAATAAAGTTTATTTTGGAGAAAAACACCCAACAATTAATCGCTTTTTGATTTCCTTATAAAGCATGAACTGATAACCAACATCTGCAACCTAAGTTAATATTTGATCGTCTGGGCTTAACTTTTGTTTATCGTAGAAATCAAAATTCTCAATCTGATACATTGTAATTCCTTTTGTATTTAGCGGGGTATCGGATTCGAACCGATGACACGAAGGTTGGAAACCTTCTGCTACTACCACTGAGCTAACCCCGCATATCTCCTATGCTTAGAAAAGTTGTCCCGCCACAACACCGCTTTGGCCACAATTATAAAGCGTTTGGTCTTTCACCACGTTGTGTTGCTATTGTTGAAAAAAATTTGCCGGAAGAGTTTTCGCCATTATCCTGAGCGAGAACATCTTTTCTAAGCTGCTAAGGTGTCACCCCCAACATATTCTATTTATAAACTTTACAGAGTAACTTTTGTAACGAACTTCTTGCTGTCAGTATATAAAGGCATGAATAAAGCCCCATTTTTTCCATATAATCATCAATGTTATCTTGATGATCTTCGTATACCACATCAACACTTGTTGAATTTCGGCTTCTGTATATTGGTGAGGTTCGACTTTAGTAGACATAATAGATTAGACCTTGAAGCTCATTTGTGATGCAAAATTTTGCATTACTTGAATGTCTTTTGTCTCATCATCATACATGGAGTTATTCATCTCTACAATAAACTTTGCATAGATTACTGCAAGGTCATCAATGTCTTTCATAGGATCATCTTCTTCCATTAAAACTTCTGTTTCAACATTCATTGAAGTTGAAATACGAACCGCATCAACATAATAAATGCCGTGATTATAGGCCAGATTCTGTGCTACAAGCTTCATGAAAACATTTCCAAGATTGTCTTCTACACGAAAATTTGGATTATTTTGAGTTTTTTCTTTTAACATCTTAGTTAGTTCTTTAATTCCATCACGAGTATGAATATCCATTATGATTCCACCACTTTTGTAATTTGACTACCCAGCGACCCAGAAAGCCGTTCTAGTGTGTCTTGAATTTTGTTAAGCTCACTAACGCTCTCTTCAACTGTTTCTTTGTTCAAGGCTGTTTCAAGAACCTTTTTAGCAACCTGTTTGTGTGTTGGATGATAACTCACTGTCCACATGTCTTTGTCTTCGCCTGTTGCCTTGACCTTGCCATCAGATCGAGATTCTAGGGTATGGCCATATTGATCTGTCTTGAATCGAAAATCCTTACTAATGTAAATCATTTGCATTTCCTTTTGTGGTTTAAGCAAAAAGTCTCAATCGAGGCCTTTTCATTCTAGATTAGAGTGTAACCTTCTTTTGTACCGACTTTTACAAGCTTTGGTGATTTGTCCCAGTAAGTATCAATCCGAAACACGATACCTTGAAACAGAATCTCATCACCAATGTTCAGTTCTAGGTAGGTTTCTTTGGCTTCGTTGTTAGAGGTAATTGAAACACAATTCTTATTCAACCAGTGAAGATCGTGTCCACGTTCAACAGCATCATTGTAAGATTCAATCGGATCATCGTTGTTTTCAATTGCGTAAGAGATGACTGATCCGAAAGTCAACATCTTGTAGTTGCGACTGCCTGAAACTGCAACAACATCATTATCTTTAAACACTGGCAAACCAGTTAGTGAACATTTACGTGGCTTGATAACGTCATAGGCTGGAAAGGATGCAACGACTTCTTTGATAATTCGGCTCATAATGTAATCTCCTAAAGGCTTTCTTTCGAGGGCCATCCCTCACTACAAGTATACTATGTCATAGTGAGGGAGGATTGCAAGGATTATCTGATATTAGTGGTCAAGTGTATGTAGTAGATTATCACCAGATGTAGCCCTACGTTGAATTTCGTCCAGCATTAATTGTAATTCTGTGGTTACTTTTGGCATTGCGTTATACCTGATCATCTTAGGCATTTTCTTTGCCTTGGCGCGAGTCTTGTTATATTTTTCAATTAATTCTATGGTTTCTAAAGATAGGTACTTCATAATTCAATCTCCTGATTTGTTTGTCTTCTCTCTCACTACACAAACAGTATAGAAACAAATGAGGGCGGTTGCAAACGTAAAGCAATAAAAAAGGGCCATAAAAGACCCTTTTTTATTTTTCTACTAATTATCTATAGGGTTTATTCTCTGTCTAATTCTCCAGCTACCCCACCACCAAAGGAACTAAACTGTTTTCCTGTGAAATTTCCTTTTGGGGTTTCGATTTCTTCATTATCGGGAATTTTGAGTCTGTTTTCAAATGCTTTAACGAACCCCTCGCTTTTATCAGATACGTCTTTCAAAAACCAACGAATCGCTTCCTTGGTTTTGTTAGGAGTTCCACCCTTTGCTTCTTCTAAAAATTCTGTGTATGTTTTCATAATTCTTTCCCTTTTCGTTTGGTATGCCAATAGTGTAACACTATTTATAATTTAATAACACCAGCCATTTACACTTTCTGTACTTTCAATTTATCGTTGATTACTGAAAACCAATTTTCACGGCTGTTGTTTTTGCTGTAAGTGCCGTGAATATCATTACCAAGTACATTATTCCACACTTTAACAAATGATTCAACACCGAATGCTTGTGCGAGTGCAACTTGTAGATTGCGTACTTGCTCGTTTTTTATATTGGAAGCCATTTCACTAAAATGTCCCTCTACAACATCTTCCACTTCAACCAATTCAATGTAGTCTGACGCAAAATAAAAAAATGCTTCATCATCGGTGCCGTGTAGTTCTTTTAACATCTGGGTTAATTTGCGACTATTAATATACTTGTGTGTTGGTTCACGAGCATTGACAAATTTACTCATATCAATGTCAAGTGACACAACATCCTTACCATATGCATTTGCTGTTTCAATTTTATCAGAAAAGTAGATACCGATACCTTCCTGATTGTTTCCATTGTTCATTAACTTAGGCGACAGTTTAGTGGTTCCAAAGTTATCGCCATGGTATATCGTAATCTGCTTACCTTCAAGTAAGAATGATTCCTCCAAAAACTCTTTGTAAGTCTTCATAATTCTTTCACTTTTCTTTTGGTATGCCAATAGTATAAAACTATTTATCACACAATAAAACCACCAGAGATTGGGTCTGGAATCTCTGTGTTCGCTCCAAACGTGTCACAAAAAGACGATAGATTCTTTCTAAGGTAAGCCTCTGAAATTTCAAATTGCTTTATAGCCTTCCTATAAGCCTCAAATTCCATGAGTTCGTCTGTGTTGTCAACATCAAACGAAGTCCCCACATTTTGTGGTGATCAAGCATGAAATGGTATCAACCTCATCATCATAAACGTATTCAATCTTTTCGATCTTTGCTTTTAGTTCAGTTTTCATTTGACTTCCTTAATTAATAAACATTCTCTACAAAGACAACCATCACGAAATTTATCAATTGGTTGATAAGGAACATAAACACACCAACAAGCAGAAAGAGATTTTCCATCTTCCATAGCACAATAAAACTGATTATTACAATCAGAACAATTTATATCACGTTTTATTTTTTTCATAATTAATCATCAGAATCCAATGTCAAAATTTTCGTTTTCATCGTCACGGCGCATAACACCCACTTTATACTGGCCATTATCTTGTTCTTGTGGTGATGCTTGTGTTTTAGAAATGTCAAGCCAATTTTCCATAAACTTCAAAGGATTTGTTTTTGGCATGGTGTGTTCGCTCTTAACTTTCAAGAACCTGTAAACATCTTTAGAACAGAAGAGCGCCCATTGCGACAACACGGATTCATTCAAGCCTACCAGTTCCCGCTCTTCTGAGAATAGATATTTGTTCCATGTCAGTTCACCGTTCACAACCTCATCAACTAAAGCTTTGATCTGATCAGCACATTGCTCCATGGCAATTTGTCCACGCTCGGTTTTTAGTTCTGCTGTAATAACTCTCTTGTCAAATTCAGCATGAACTTCTAACTCATCTTGTGCAATCTTTTGAACGGCTTTTCCAATAGGCCCAAACATACCTGTATCACAAATAGCAAACGTCACGGCAAAGCTGGACATAAACTGGATGCGCTCAAGACATAACAGTGCCACAAACACCATGAAAGCCTTGTTATAGGTATCTTGATTGTTCTCAATCATACCCAGTGCATACATATGTGAGGCTTTGTGAGCTTCGCTAAACACCCTAGACACGCTGACCATACGCGACATAGCTTCTTCAACTTTTAGAACCTCAGAAATGATCACAGATGGATCATCAAAACTACTACGCACAATTTCAGAATACGTTGCAGAGTGTAGCACCTCGTTGTCTGAGATGCGTTGAATTGCAGCCCACAGTTCGGATGATGTAATAAACGGAGCCATCACAGGAGCAATGCTTCGAGAAGCCACACTATCTGCTTCCCATTGCCAAGCCAATGTTTTGATCATTATTTCATAGACGCTTTCGCTACAAGTCTTAAACTCTACGTTGCATGAACTATAATCAAACTCATTTTCATCCCAGTCAAGAGATTTTTGAGTTTTGTACATTTTCCAAATATCAGGGTAGTGTTTGTTGATTGTATCAAACAACCCTGATTCCTGACCCCCAAGCAAAAGCTTGGGTTTTTCGTAATCTGTTTTTTCTGTGTTAAAAACGTTTTTATCAATCGGCATTTATTTCTCTCTTTGTGTAAATTTGTTTATATTGTACAACCACCATCAGGGCCACAAGCTGGTTCGCCTGTGTCTAATTCAACACCGTCACTGGTTTTGCTGTTTACGTAATATCGAGTCTTCATACCCATTTTAGTCATGTAAAAGTAATCAGTCAACATTTCTTTTGAACCAATCACTTCATCACCAATTAGCTTTCTATACAAATCCGCACTAATTCCTTGATCAGTAAATTTTTGTACAATCGCATAACAATCAATCAAATCTTTTGTTGGTATATCCCATACAATTTCATATTTCTTTGCAAGTTTTTCACCGTCTGGCGCACACCAGTTAATAATAATGTTATTATCTGATTTAAGCATAGAAATGTCGCGCACAGGATACAACCCGTTCGTTGTTCCAGAAGCTTTAGAACTGGACTCACTAGGCATATGTGCAACCAACACTGAGTTACGAATACCACCATTGGTAATGACTTCGCGCCTCAATTCTTCCCAGTCATATTTTAATTCAGTCCCTACAATTCCATCAACATTTTTGTTGTATGTGTCGATAGGCAACCAACCTACAGGCCATTTCGTTTTGTGTATCCATGGCGCGTTACCAAGCTCTTTAGCCAATTGCAAACTTGCTTTGATCATGTAGTACATATGCTTTTCTGAGATTTCATGAATCTCTTTCTTGCCCTCAGTCGTGCTATAAAGCAATCCTTTCTTAGCCATGTGATGCGCTAAACCAATAATACCAACCCCAGCATTCAACCTACTCTTAGCGGTTACAGACAAGTGAGGTAGCTCATAATGCGTTCTATGAATGCATTTGTCAATCATAAGCAAAGAATAGTAACAGGCTTTTTCATAGTGTTCGTCATCTTTAATATGACCAACTACAACACCAGCCAAACTACACAGAGCAATTTCCCCTCGGCCATGATCTTCTGTAGAATACAAATCAGCCATGTTTTCATAACCCTGTGTTGGTAAGGATATTTCCGCACACAAGTTTGAACTAAAAATTCTATCATGAAATGGAGTATGTCTGTTCATTTCATCAGGCCAATGCAAATACGATCTACCCGTTTCATAAGCTTCATTTAATGATACTATCAAAGCTTTCCTAGCATTGATATACGTCTTTTTAAAACTATCATCAGCTTCATACTTTGCATATAGGGTAGCAAACAGTTCTTCGTTATCGCTATAAAATGCTTTGTACAAGTCTGGTGCTGTAAAGCTATTGAACAAAAAGACATCTTCTTTCTTAGCTACTTTTCTAGCATAGAATTTGTTTGTTCCTGCATTGTAATCCATACCTCGAATCTTTTTGTCTTCTGTTGACATTGGATTCTTTAGCTGTGAAATAACAGCCACTTCTGGATCAAACATAGAATAGTATGTTGTAGCAGCGCCACCCCTACCATTTTGTAGGTTGGCTTTGATAGCACCAACTAATGAACGATAATACGGGAGCTTTCCTTGATGTTCAATGGCACCGCCTCGAACGGGATCACCGACAGATCGAATTTGGTGGTGTGCGCCAATACCAGCACTCATATACGTCATGGTATATGCGATATGATCACCAACACCAATAGACTTAGCACTATCATTAACAGTATATAAACAACAACTGGCAAAGCCCCTCAGAGGTGTTCCAAGGTTGACATAGTTGGGGGTAGGGGCATTGATCACCTTGTTGGATAAAAGCTCATAAAATGCTTTTACGTCAGTCATACGCCGTTCTTTTGGCTGGTCTTCTGACAGAGCCATAGCCATACGCATATACACAAACTGTTGTGATTCATATTCTTCACCGGTAACTCGGTTCATCAAAGAATACTTTTCACGAATCTGTTTTAGTTCAAAGTGTGTAGCCTTCAAATCTTTGCTGTGATCAATCAACTTTTCGACTTGTGCATATTCTTCATCACTGTAGCCCAAATGTTCCATTATACCAATTTCTTGTAGTTTTCTATGAAGACTTAATACAGATGGAATATTATCATCGAATACGGTTTTATAGATTAACGCACCATACAAACGACCAGCCATACGATTATATGACCAAGAATTATGTTCAAGGCATGTTTTAATAAGTCTTTGTTGTAATGTCTGAGAATTGCATTCTTTTGGTAGAGTATTGACAGTATACAAAACGACACTTGACCAATCGACTCTCGTTCCTAAAGTTCTTGCAGCCCACTCACCCCATTGGTTTACTTTTGTTGGTGAAAATGGTTGTTTGGAACCATCTCGCTTAATAATTGTTTCTATCATTACTTTCCTCTTGATTTTAAATGTTATTGCAGATTAAATAGTCTACAATAGCCGTGGAGTCTATCACGTCACCGATAGGCGACTCAACATTTTTTCGTGTATAATTCATGATGGTTTTTAAGTCTGTGTCAAACCGATCATCAAACGCTTCTAGCATGGCTTCTTTCTTAGAATTGCCTTTACCACAAAAGTGTTTTTTGATGGTGGTTGGTGCAGGTGTGGTGAACTCAATTCCAGCTTGCCATAACTTCTGTTTAAGAATGCCTGTATTTTCAGCTATTTCGAAAATTTTCCCTTTTGAGCCAAGGCTATAACCTTCTAAGGCAACTTGTTTTACGTTGAACTTTTGCAAAATAGCAAGCGCCCATTCACTAATATTGTCAAATCTTTCCATCTCAGATTCATAAGGAATATGTGACATTCCATAGATGTTTTTGTTGAAGACAGACTTATATTTAGTCTCAGAAGTATAGAAAAATACCTTTACATCATTGAAATTAACTATAGGCTTCATAGGATGAATTGCAATTGCTGGTGTAGTATAGCTGTAGTCGATGCCAGCGACCATAGCAACCTTACTCATCGTCAGAACTCATATCAAGTTCGCCGCGCTGATCTTCTCCACCAATGTCATCACCACAGAACGGGCAATAACTAATTTCCGAATTCACACTCACTATAATGTATTGTTGATCACAGTTTAGACAAATAACTTCTTGTTTTAACATAAAAATCCCTTGTAGAAAATTGTTTAGATTGATTTCTACAAGGGATTTATGTTGTATTAAATCAGAGAATTTTTAAAAGACTGGTTGTACAATTACAATGGCTTTTATATCGTAAACCATATATTCCAATGATTCCAAAATAAAAGGTAGGATTTGATCCGTTGTGCAGCTATCAAAAATCATTTTAACTGGTTCTGCATTACACCCTCTAAACTTTTCAAATCTTTTAAAATCACTAATTGAAACCGCTGCATTAAAGCCCAAAATTCTATTAAATTCTGTAGCTGCATATTGATTACGACATACTACCAAAATTTCATCTTCTGATTGACTAACGTATTCTTTGATTGCTTCTGTGTGTCCACACTGGCGACCAAAACTAAAAATAGTTGCTTTCTCAAATGGACTTACATGATCATACTTATTGAAATGATCAGCCGAAATATCAACCATACCTTTCAATAGTTCTAACGTGTTATATGTTGTAACTGTTTCTACTAATTTCATATTAACCTCTATATGTAAAGGAAAAAAGGGGCCGTAGCCCCTCTTGTTAATCGCCGTTTGCTAGTCTTGCAAACTCATCCAACAGATCATCGTCATCGTCGTCAGCATCAGCAACCACTTCTTTCTTAGCTGGTTCTTTTTTCTCTTCTACTGGTTCAGATTTTTCATCATCTTTACCACTTAACTCTTTGTACTGCTCTCGGAAGTCCTCTTCTGCTTCCTTAGCGTGATCCTCAGAGGTTTTATCAAGCTTGTCGTAGTCTTCACCGGTCACTTGCTTAAACCGCGCTGCAAGCTCGTCAAACGGCTTCACAACGGCGAAACTAGAAAGATCATAGGTCTTTTCAAAGACCTCTTTCATCTTATCTTCATCACCATCCATGAATTCGGCAACATTACCAAAGAATGATTCTTCGTAGTTTGGTACAATCACTTTATTACCAGTACGACCATCAGGAATTTCACGTCCCAATGCACGAATTTTCAGTGGTGCGCCACCCCATAGATCAAACGGATCAATTGCTTCGTCGTCTTCGAACTTTGGATTGATAGCCTTTTCGATAATTGCGAAGATTTGTGGCCCGCATTCCATGATCATTACTTGACCTTCGCAATCAGGATTGTTCTTGTCTTTTTCCACATAGACGTTAAAGAAATACTTTGTCTTGCGCTTTCGATTTTTCGCAATGTTCTGGTATTTGGTTTTGTCTTCTGTGCTTTCGGATTCATCACCCAAACGCCAGTACAGGCCGTTCGAGATACCTACAGGGTCTTTTTCGTCAAGAGTTGATCGAGAGTTTTCCCAGTAGAAATTACTACCAACATTGAAAGAATGGCTGAACTGGCGAACAAAGTTATCCCCTTCCTGTGCAGGAAGCAAACGAATAACTGCATTACCAATACCTTCTTTCTTGTCAAATCCCGGCTTATAGATACGTTCATCTTTTTTGCCGCCACTACCTTTGTTCATAGTCTCAAGCTTCTCTGCCATTGCCTTGAGGTTACTGCCTTTCTTTTTCTTTAGTGCATTGAAATTAGTCATTAATTATTCCTAAAAGTGTTTTAATAATTTATTTTGTCCAAATTTTTTCATTTCATCCATGTCATGTAAACGAGAGAAGTAGCAACGGCGATAAAATCCTGTAACTTGCCTATGCTTGTCAACCACTTCTTTCCATAGAAGCGGATCAGAACTGTGTGATTCTTCAAAGATGCTAGATATATATGCATCAATAAACATCACTGTGTTTTTTGAAACCATTCCCTTATCATACCATACGTACAACAAAGGATGCAAGTGAAATTCTCCACCATTGAATAAGTCTTTGTAACCACAACCAGTGGATTCTATCATCTCATTGATGCTGTAGAGATCGTCATCGAATTCTACATCAAACATATTTATTCTGTCAAGACATTTCTTATAATGTTTGTACCACATCTGAGGAATAAATTTCTTATACCCATCTTCCATATTAACAAAAAAGAAAGTTTCAAGCTCATCAAAACCCACACGCTTTTCTATACCTGCGTATTTATACACGTTTGACTTGTTCTTTTTGAAAGTTTCAAGCTTTACACTGGTCTTACCATTGTACTTGAAATAATCATAATTGATCTTATCATTAAAGTGCATCATGATGG